AAATTACTCAGTTCAGTAAAGATGGTTCAATTCTTAGAACATATATCTTTGAAGGTATGTACCCAGTCAGTATCGACGGTATCCAAATGGATTGGGCACAGTCTGATACGATTGAAGAATTCAACGTAACATTCCAATATGACTTATGGCGTGTTGAGGGTAACACCGGCATTCCAACTACTTAAATAATGAGAAAGTGAATTTATGAAAATTTTTGGTTTTGACATAAAGCGTGATACAGAGGAGGATGGTTTCGTACCGTCCTCTTTTGCTGAACCGCAAAATGACGATGGAGCTATCACCGTTGGTAATGCAATGGGTGGCTTCTATAGTACACTCTTGGACATGGAAGGAACTGCTAAAACTGAGTCGGAATTAGTAACAAAATACCGAGGTTTAGCACACCAGCCAGAAATCGCACAGGCTGTTGACGAAGTAATCAACGAAGCCATTAGTGTAGACACTGACGATAAAGTTGTTGAAATCCTTTTGGATGATACAGACTTACCAGACAAAGTTAAGAAAATGGTTATAGAAGAGTTCGATGGCATCTTGTCATTGTTAGATTTTTCTGTTACTGCATACGAAACGTTTCAAAAATTCTACGTTGATGGTCGTTTAAACTATCACGTTATTATTGATCCGGAAAACATTGCCGAAGGCATTAAAGAATTACGATATGTAGATCCGCGTAAACTAAAACTCATTCGTGAAGTTGATAAACGCGAAAAGGATCCACATTCAGGTATCCCAGTTAAAAAAGTTAAGTCAGAATATTACATGTATTCTGAAACAGGTTTTGGCTCAAATAAGAGCTCCAGTTCAAGTGGTGGTACTCAAGGATATAAGATTGCTAAAGACTCTATTGCTAGAGTTACTTCAGGCGTAATGAATGAAAACAATTCATTAGTATTATCATACTTACATCCTTCAATTAAACCGTTAAACCAGTTAAGGATGTTGGAAGATGCAACAGTTATTTACACTATTACACGAGCTCCTGAGAGACGAGTGTTCTACATTGACGTTGGCAACTTACCTAAATCAAAAGCTGAGCAGTATCTAAGAGATATGATGGTTCGCCATAAAAACAAGTTACAATATAACTCGTCAACTGGTGAAATTACAGACGCTCGCAAAATGATGACAATGACTGAAGACTTTTGGTTCCCTCGTCGTGGCGGTGAACGTTCAACTGAAGTTGATACGGTGGCAGGCGGTAACGCTGCTGGATTAACAGACGATACGAATATGCAATACTTCCAACGTAAACTATACAAATCTTTAAAGGTTCCGTTATCTCGTTTAGAGCCAGAGACAATGTATTCGTTTGGTCGTGTTTCAGAAATTACTCGCGATGAATTAAAATTTAGTAAATTCATTAAAAGACTAAGAGCACGTTTTACATCTATCTTTACATCGATACTTGAAAAGCAATTACTACTTAAAGGTGTATTAACGCCAGAAGAATTTGCTGAAATCAAAAACGCTATTCGTTATGATTTCGTACAAGATAACTATTTCCAAGAGCTTAAAGAAGCTGAAATCACTCGTGAAAGACTCAGTACTCTACGTGAAGTTGAGGAACATGTTGGTACATACTATTCTAGAGAATGGGTATTACGCAATGTTCTCCGCATGTCAGAAGAAGAAATGAGTGACATGAAGGATCAAATTCAAGCTGAAGCCAAGGAAAACCCTCCAGAAGAGGCCGAGGAATAAAATGAGAACAACAAATTCATATAAATATATACAAACAAAATTAGGAGTTAAGTGATGAAAAGTTTTAAGAATATCCTTAGCGAAGTTGCTCAACCGAAATCTTCGGAAGAAAAAGCTTTCAAAGATCAACACGACCAAAAACCTGGGCAACATCCTGTAGCACCTGATAGTCAATTCAGCGGTGATATTGGAAAGCCAAAAGCTGCACGTCCTGCTGACCAAGAAGACGATGCTAATTACGATCAAGCTTATGGTGATAAACCAGCTCAAGAGCCTGTATTACGTAAAGGTCGTAAGTTCAGCCAATTTAGAGCAAACGAATCAAAAGAGATGGCTACACAGGCTGCGCTTGATAAAGCTACTGCTGCATCAGCAGCAGGCAAGAAAAAAGTTACTCTAGCTAAAGCTCCTTGGGATAAAAAAGAAGAAGTTACTGAAAAGGTTTCAGATTTAGCATTCGCTAAATGGAACGAAGCGTTATCAGGTAAACAGAAAAAACTTGACCATAACAAAAATGGGAAAATTGACGGACACGACTTCGCAATTATGCGTGGGCGAAAAAAGTCAAATGAGGAAGTTGAAGTAGTTGAAACGGCTTCCTCAGTGATTGATAAGGGTCAGGACGTTATTGGCGAAGAACGTCAACCAAAAGATAAGGATCCTAAACCAACAAGCATTAAGTCTATTACTACAACTAAAAGAAACCCAATGGCTAGGTTTGCAAACTCGGCTGCTAACAGACACAATCCACGTCCTGCAAACGAAGAAGCTGTTAATGAGTTAAACAGGAAAACTCTTGGCAGCTATATTAAAAAAGCACATAGTGATAAAGACAGACAAGTTGCAAAAGACAAGTATCACCAAGCCAAAGGCGATACTATGGATAGAGACGATGATATGTATCATCAGTGGGGTAAAGCTAATAAGGCTGCAAAGAAAGCAAAAAACAGAACAGCTGGTATTACTAGAGCTACAGACAAACTCGTGCGCAAGGAAAGCTTTACTGAAACATTAGACGAAGCGGTTAAAGTAGGTAACTTGAGATTAAATAATGGCAAAAACGTAAAAGTGTCTAAACAAGATGCTAAACTTTTGAATGACTTTTATAAAAATCTCAATGCTAAAAACCGCAGAGACATGGAAAATGTAATGATGAAAGACGACGCTGGATTTAAAGAAATTGTAGGGTTTGCCCGAGAAGCGTTATAAATAGATTTTTAAAGGATCAGAAATATGAGATTAATTACAGAAGTTGTAGAAGATTGTAACGTTGCTACTGAAATCAACGAAGAAACAGGCAAGAAATCCTATTTCATCGAAGGCATCTTTATGCAAGGCGATATTAAAAACCGCAATGGAAGAATTTATCCGTCGACGGTTTTAGAAAAAGAAATGGTCAGATACAATGCTGACTTTGTAGAAACAAAGCGAGCGCTAGGCGAATTGGGTCACCCAGACGGACCTACAATTAACGGCGATCGCGTGTCTCATCTTATCACAGAGATGAAACGAGAGGGATCAAACTTTACTGGTAAAGCCAAAATTCTTGGTACACCAATGGGTGAGATAGTCAAAACATTTATGGACGAGGGTGTTAAGATCGGTGTATCTACCCGCGGATTAGGTTCAGTTAAAGCAACGAAAGATGGTATTATGGAAGTACAAAATGACTTCCACCTAGCCACAGTCGACATCGTAACTGACCCATCTGGTCCAAATTGTTTTGTGAATGGTATTATGGAAAATGCTGAATACTATTACGATATAGCCTCAGGTAACTGGATTGCTCAGGAACCTATTGAACAGGTTATTGAAGAAATACAACAAGTGGTAGAAAAGCAAATTAGGCGCGTTGTTCATAAGATTGATGAGAGCACCGCATCTGAATTATTCGAGCGTTTTGTGAACTCACTTAGAAAAGCTGAAAAATAATATTATTATAAATAATACTCATATAATATAAGTATCCAAATAAAGGAGTAGAACATATGTCAGAACTAGACGAAAAGTTCGTTGTTGATGACGGCGGGTCTTCAGTAAAACCTTCCGAGGTTCCTGAGCCAGTTGCGCCAGCAGGCGGCACACACCAAAAGAAAAAGGCTGATGTAAACAAAAAGGTTGATCCAACAGCCGATAAAGTTGCACCAGCACCAATGCAAGCGGAAGAATCAGTTGATGAAGCTGAAGAAATCGTAGAAGAAGTAATTGAAGTAGCAGAGTCAATCGCGACTATTTTCGAAGGCATGGATTTGTCTGAAGAATTTACAGCTAAAGCAACTATGGTATTCGAAGCTGCGGTTAACGAGGCGGCAACAGTAAAAGCTGATGCAGTTATCGTTGAGAAAACAGAAGTTTTAGAAGCATCAATGCAAACTGCACTTGATGAATCAGTTGAACAGATGTTAGAAAATCTCGATTCATATCTTGACTACGTTGTAGAAGAGTGGATGACAGAAAACGAAGTTGCTATCGAGGCCGGCATTAAGGTTGAAATGGCAGAGTCGTTAATGGACGGTCTTAAAGGCCTATTCGAAGAACACAACATCGCTGTTGATGAGGAAACTCTAGACGTCGTTGCTGGTTTGGAAGAAGAAATTGAAACATTAAAAGCAGACGCTAATAAAGCGATTGTTGAAAATGTTGAGCTTAAAAAAGCTGCTGATGCTCAAACTGCATCAAGCGTTTTTGCTGAAATGACTGAAGGTCTTACACTTGTAGAACAAGAAAGATTTAAAGTACTATCAGAAAAGCTTGCTTTCGATAATGTCGACAGCTACAAATCAGACCTTGCAACACTAAAGGAATCGTTCTTCAAAAAAGCGAAACCAGTAGTTGAGGAAGTCACTGAAGAAGAAGCAATTATCACAGAAGACACAGAAGTGAAACAACCACTTTCTGAGCACTCAACGATTAATGCTCTTTTAGCAGATTTGAACCGTAACTAAGTAAACCTAATGAAAATATTAACTTTTATAAATATATCCAGAATAACTCAACAAGGAGATAGAATCTAATGACTCAGTCAAACTATCAAGCATTAGTTGAAAAATGGGGTCCAATCTTGGAGCATTCCTCTTTTTCTGCTATTACAGACAACCACAAGAAAAGCGTAACAGCTACTATTCTTGAAAACACAGAACGAGCTTTAGCAGAGTCAGGCGACTTATCTGCTAACATGACAGGCTTACTTTCTGAAGCGGCACCAACTAACGCTGCAGGCGCAGACGGCTTCTCAGCCGCTGGCACAGCAACCGGCCCAGCAGCTGGTTACGACCCAGTACTTATTTCTTTAGTACGTCGTGCGATGCCAAACTTGATCGCATACGATATTGCTGGCGTTCAGCCAATGACAGGCCCAACAGGCTTGATCTTCGCAATGCGTTCAACACATACTTCACAAGCAGCTGCTAACGAAGTATTCTACAACGAAGCTGATACAGACTTCTCTGGCGCAGGAACACACTCTGCAAATGCTCCAGGTCAAGCATCTGTAACAACAGGTACTGGTATGGCCACAACAGCTGCTGAAGCTTTAGGCGATTCAGGATCTAACGCATTTGCTGAAATGGCTTTTTCAATCGAAAAAGTAACTGTTGCGGCAAAATCACGTGCGTTGAAAGCTGAATACACAACAGAGCTTGCTCAGGATCTTAAAGCCGTACACGGTTTGGATGCTGAAACAGAACTAGCGAACATCTTACAGTCTGAAATCCTAGTGGAAATCAACCGTGAATTAGTTCGTACAATCTACACAAACGCCGTTGCTGGTGCAACTGCAACTGCTGCCGCTGGTACATTCGACTTAGATGTTGATGCTAACGGTCGTTGGTCAGTAGAGAAGTTCAAAGGTCTTATGTTCCAAATCGAGCAAGAAGCTAACGCGATTGCTAAAGGTACAAGACGTGGTAAAGGTAACATGGTTATCTGTTCATCTGATGTTGCTTCTGCACTTCAAATGGCAGGTGTACTTGATTACACACCAGCTCTTAACTCTAACTCGTTGAACGTTGACGACACAGGCAATACATTCGCAGGTGTTCTAAACGGTCGTTACAAAGTGTACATCGACCCATATGCAGGCGCAAACTACATGGTTGTAGGATATAAAGGTTCATCATCTTTCGATGCTGGTCTATTCTATTGCCCATACGTGCCGTTACAAATGGTTCGTGCAGTTGGTGAGAATTCTTTCCAACCGAAAATTGGCTTCAAGACTCGTTACGGCATGGTTTCAAACCCATTCGCTGCTGGCGGATCTCAAGGCAATGGCGCACTTACTGCGGACTCAAACGTTTACTACCGTCGTGTATTAGTGAGCAACTTGTTCTAAATATAAGATATCGGTTAACGATACTAACTAGGG